CGGAGACTGCAACATCTGGTTTAATAATACCAGGAATTGCTGCATTGACGACTGTACTTGTCCGACCATTCTGAAAGGAAATCCTTTCAACATTTCGGCTCGTTCAGACTCATTTTTATCAGGGAAAAGGTATTTAAGAGCTTCGACACTCTCCACACCTAGTTCCTGCATGTTCCGAACGACCATGGACTTTTGAAGGACGTCGTAAGCGGTGTCTTCATAGACATCGCCTTGGTATCTGTAGCTGACGTTGCGGTCGCCATCTTCAGGAATACCAAGAACACCCCGAGGCACCTTATTTTCAGTAAGGGCCGTCTGCATTTCTTTGTTTAACTTGTTCTCAAAGCGGAAAGTCGCCTTTTGGTAACGTTCAATCGCTTCAGGGGTTTCTTCTTCAGGTAATTGGGGTTCTTTAAGGCCAATAGCGGCAATAAATGACTCTCGGAAGATGTTTTCCTGGTGGAAAATCATCATTTCGAGCAAAGAGCAGAAACCGTAAGTAAGGAAGCTCTTATTCTTCCGAGTTGCGGTCGCTTGAGCCCTTCCCATCAAACCTTTGATCTCTGTGGCCGTTGCTCCGGCTGAAATAGAGATTTCATCCACACCGCCAAGGGCAGTACGGATTTCTTCGCGTAAAAGAAGCGCATAGCGGTTCATATCACCGCTAATCGGGTCCGGAGTCATGTAACCGACTCGGTCCGAAGGCTCCACGTTGGCGATAATGCGCGGAACACGTAATCCGCCGCCCATACTTGAGCCAAAAGGCTCACTTACACGCGTGGAAGGAGTGTTTTGACCGGCAAAACCCGACTGAGAGCTAATTGTTGGGCGGAAAGTGTTGCCAGAGTCGTTCGCTTCGACCAGGTCAGACCTGGGACGACTAGAAATCAGCGTGGGGTTACCAAAAAACTCAATATTCTTCGAAATATTCTTGATCATCTGGTCATGAAGCACGATTTGCTCCATGAACGGGTCAAAATCACCCTCTCCTTCGGTTCCGCTGGCGTTGGGTTTGTTTAAAACCTCAACAGCAGGGACAAAACCGAGTGAATTTGGTCGTTTACGGTCTGCTGTAAGGACTCCGCCAGGCTCAAGCTCAAAACTCAGCTCTGTATCGGACTCGTTCTCAACGATAAATTCAGCTGTAATGCTCAAACGGACATAACGCTTGTTCTGACCGTAAACATCACTCGGAAGACCGAGATTTGTGTTCTTTACCTTGTAGTCGTAGAGAATGACGACTTCTTCTATCTGACCGTTAGCGTCGTGGTAGACGCGATACTGCTTCTTATTAAAGAAATAGATCTGATATTTAAGTTTTGGGTCAGGTCGGAAGTAGAAAAGCCCACAACCGTCGATTAGAAAGTTGCGAATAATTGCAGGAAAGCGAATATCAAGCTTATTTAGCTCAATAACATCGCTTAAAAACTTAGTTCTTGCCTTATAAGTATCCTGATCACAATAGAAAGAAAGACCCTTCTTAATCATCAGAAGGGTCATCTGCTGAAGGTGGCTTAAAACCACCATCGTCGCAGCTTGATTAGACCGATCTTGCGTTCGAGCGGCCTCTAAAATCTCTTCAAACTGACTACGGACATCGAGGTTGCTTGCCATTACTTATTTGACCCTCAGCTGTCAGGCAGAAGGTAATTCCGTACTCGTTCTATTCTAAGGGCAGGTTCAGGAAGGTCAGATACTGGGTAGGTAGTAATAAGGTGATCTTCACGACCTAACATGTCTGTATTGCCTTCTTCAGGCACAAAGTCCTCACACTTTTTCTGAACTTCTGGTTTATCCCAGATGTAATACTCAGCGATAGAGCGCAGCTTAGTCTTACGCTTATCGGCATCGCCCATCCAACTAAGGTGCCAACCAGCGTCGCGGTCGCCTACATAAACGTTATTTGTGGAAGCGCGAAGAGCCGAAAGAGTTCCAAAGTCACGAAGCTGGCCCACGGTGGAAGCAGTTCCACAACGCCAATCGAACTTCTCACCTTTAGGAGAGATCAACTGACGATCCGCACGTCCATAGTGCATAGACATGCTCATGCGCACAATCTTATCTTTGTTGTCGGTGACCGCTGCTTTAATCTCTTCCAGTTTCTCGGGATTAGTGATCTCGTCGCAGTCGCTGCAGATAAAGAAAGTGTCGTCAGGGACCATGAAAAGACCAACGCTCAACGCGTCTCGCTGACCACGCTCTCGAATCCAAGGATCTGGAGCCTCTTCATAAGTAGGAAGCTCGACGTGGAGAACTTGAATCTTCTCTTCAGGAAGACCTAGCTCCCTAATAGTGTCTAAGCACGTAAAAGGTTTATCCTCTCCTCTGTGAGTCTTGTTGGCATCAGTAATCAGAAAACCATCGACGTGGTCCTCCAAAGTACGGATACGAAGCTCAAGCAGTTCTTTCTCGTTGAAATAAGGAAAGCAATCTAACAACATGCTGGCACGATTAGATGCTTCACGATACCACGCTTCTACTAAACGACAGCACCTGCCATCTGATCTGTAGAACTACCTGACATCTGATTCTTGGCTTTTTGAAGAAGAAAGTCTTTAGTCTGCGCTACTGCTTCTTCACCAGGATCCCCGAACTGAGAATCGCGAACGTCCTGAGCAGTATCAGGGTCTTGCGTGGGAGTGGGACCACCAATCTCTTGGTCAAAACCACTCTGTACGTACGAATCAAACTCAGCGCTTGGAGCCACGTCGTCACGACGCTCTGTATCAGCCGATCGCACAGCTCGTGCGTAACGACCAGCAAGAGTGGAACCAGAGTTTCTGAAGTTTTCCATCAGTACAGAACGTTGACGAGTTGGACATTTCCGCCGCTGATGGTTGTAAAACCACCAGTCAACATCGGGTCACTGGAGAAACCGCTGTACGGAATCATCTGACCCTGAGCATCGTTTAACTCCAAGTAAACTTGCTCAGTGTTGTCAGTCGCTCGGACCCTAATGGCACGGCAAGTCGGAAAGGTTTTCTGACCGGCAATAGGGTTCCACAAGAAACCACTTGCGTAAGGCAGGTCGGCTACCTGTCCATAAACCGTGCCGAATGCGCGGATGTCCATTACTTAATATTTTTATTCAGTCTACTGTATATAAACTGATCAGCTTATCCAGGTACCACCTGGCTTTCTTCAAATCTTCTACACCGTTTTTGAACTGAAAGCGCCAGATGTATTTGAAACAGGCGAGCTGACAATAGGACTTAACTCCTTCGACACCGGCAGCAGCCTTCATGGCGTCGAAGCACTCAATGTCACCTTGCGTATAGTGAGTAGGGTGATTAACAGGATCCATAACTGAACATGTTATCTAGGGTGATCGTATTGTCTTTGTCGTAAAGCTGCTTTGAGTATTTCACATCGTGATGTCTAACAAGACCGCACGGGTGAATTCTCAGGTCACCTTCGTTGTTCATTAAAGGCACTACGCGCCTGTGTTCTTGACCAGGTGACAACCCTTCAAAAGCTAAACCCATAGAACTTCGGTCAGCGATAGGCCAGTTTCGCTTACCTATAACTTCGTAGCTTTTTCGAGGGTCGAAGCTACGACTAGCGATGTACGTCTCAGCGTCTTGCTGGTCGAGAATCATGAGACCAGAGTAAGGGTTACCAAGAGAAGTAAAACCATTGAAATTAGTATCACCGACTGAGAGAAGGAAGCCACAGTCGTAACCTATGTCTCCCCAGACAGATTTAGTCTCTCGGTCAAGGTTCCAAGTTTTATAGTTGTCGAAAGGAATATCTACTTCGTTGTAGTGCTCGTACCTACAGAACCCAGGTTCAAGATTTAACGGTCTTAATTTTTCCTTGTAATCTCTCCAGTAACCGAACTGCTCACTGCTAAACAACATATCGTTCTCCGAATACATGTAGTAATCGAATTCCTTATTACGTACTTTTCGAGCTAATGATTCTTTGTGCGCCCAACACAAGTAGTACCCCTCAAACTCAGGCGCAGCTACGGTTACGCTCGTTTGCTTGAGGTGACAATGAGACCCAACAATCAGGGAAAACTCGTCTAGGTCATGCCTGTGGTTGTGGTCGATAAAGAACTCGACATATACGTCTAAAGGAAGAGTCTCGTACCCCCTCAAAACAGCGAGAATAACTTCGACCCGCGACATCGGATCGTGAGCAGTAACGGCGATGTAGATCTTTTCCATCAATATTCAATGTTGTAGTTGCCTCGTTTCTGGAGGTAAGCAATTAAGTGGGTATATGCGTCCAGTAAGTCATCGTGAGAAGTCGCGCCGACGTTGAGAATCTGGTCATGCAGAGCTTCAAACTTCCTGAACTTATTAAATGTTACTTTTTTGTTTTCTAGCAGACCAAGAGTTCCTCTAAAACGAGCGACTTTGTCACCACGGAATCCTTTGACTTCGTGGATATGCAGATTACCCAGACCCCTTTCATCCAAAAGCACTCTCTTTAGGTCAGCTGCCAACGAAGCCTGATAAGCAACAGCTTCAACTACGAGTGTGACAGTTGAGTAAGTCGGGAAATATTGATCTCCTTGTAGTTCGAGAATGCCCCACTCGACAAGCATGTCGCACAAAAGATCGATTTTTTCCAAGTTTCCAATCGATCGGACTTGGTGAGCATCAATGATGTAATACTTGTCTTTAAGCCGACCGCCAAGGACAAAAGCTGTGTAGTCAGATGTTTCGTTCTTACTTGCTGAAAGGTCGATACCCACAGCGAGTGTGTCGAATTCAGTCTCTACTTCACCTTTAATAAGTAAGTCTGGTGAGAGCACCAGATCAGAAGTCATGACTGGTTGCTGCTGGTACTGATAAGCGAAAGCAACTGGGTCAAGCTCTTTCTGCCCCTGGAGGTAATTAACCGACCACTGCTCAGGCCAATAACTAATCGCCTCACCGTTGTTGTCATAGGTGAGTGCTTGTTGAGCAACCTGCTTCCACCCCTTCTTGGGGATAAACATCGTCTTATGGATATCCAAAGGATGGAATCGGGTACCCAGACAGATTGACCGACCACCTTCAAAGACAATCGGCGCAATAACTGAGGACCAGTTGTTATTCATCTCGTCCCTAACTGCAGGGTTTTTGATGTCTGAGCTGGACTTAATAGGGTCATCCACAATGACCAAGTGAGCACGCTTAGAGGTGATCGAACCCCTTAGACCAGCAGCACGAAGAGTAAATTCTTCATCACCAACACGAGGAATACCTGCGTAGTCGAAGTCGATTGACCAACCAATATCACTCTGCATACCAGCTCTCAGCTTGACCTTCGGAAAGATCTTCTTGAAAGTCGTCGAGTCGATAATCTGTTTGATAATCCGACTCTTAGGAATAGCCGTGGCGATGTTGTACGAACAGTAAATAATCTGAAGCGGTCTTCGATCAGTCGTGTGTCGACCAATAACCCACGCGGTGAAGAGGTTCAAAACCGTGGACTTCGCCGAGCCTCGCGGGCTGAGAATGTCTAAGTTCGGGCCTGCGATATCTAACAGGTACTTATTGCTTTCTCCTGTGATTAGTTCTCTGTGCCACTCAAGCATGTGGGCAGCAGGAGGCTTGTCAAGAAGAGTACAGAACGTCAGGAAGTCATTCTGTGCTCTAGAAAATACACTATCGATACTTGAGTCATCGTTATCAACAGCCTTCTGTGCTTTGTTTTTTAAAGCGCGACGATATGCGAAGGTCTCTCTACTAGGCATCCTCTAAAACTGCTTATATACTGTTATTGAAATTCTAACCCTGTATGGCAAAGATACTCTGGTACGGAGACGCGTGTTCAAATACAGGGTTTGCTCGTGTAACCCATAGCATTCTGGAGCACCTGAGCAAAAATAATGAAGTCGTTGTCTTTGGCATTAACTACAACGGGGATCCTCACGACTACCCTTTTAAGATTTACCCAGCAGCGGCTCACAACCCAGCTGACAGGTTTGGAGTTGCTCGAATCCATCAGATCGTCGAAAAAGAGAAGCCTGACTTCGTCTTTTGTTTAAACGACATCTGGATCGTTAATCAGGTGTGGGAGAGGGTTCACCTACTCAAGAGCCACCTCAAATTTAAATTTATCGCTTACTTCCCTACGGATTCCGAGTGGTACCCCCTGTCGATGCTTCGGTATATCAAGGACTGGGACTTCGCAATTACCTTCACGATCGAACAAGGTCAGCGCCTCATGGCGCACGGAATCAAACCCCAGAAACTGGGAGTTATTCCCCACGGCTTGGACGAGGGTAAATTCTTCGAGATGGATATGAAAGAAGCGAGGGACAGACTTGGGCTCCCTCACGACAAGTTCATCGTCTTTAACGGGAACCGGAACCAACCCCGGAAGTTAATCGACCAGACAATCAAAGCTTTCGCTGAGTTTGCTGTCGGTAAGTCAGATGTCATGCTCTACCTGAACATGGCAGAGAAAGATCTAGGTTGGGCAGTCAGAGAACTCTTCGAGACTGAGATGCGTCGAAGAGGGGAAGATCCCACACAGAAGCTGTGTCTGACGCCGAACATGAATTACATGGCTGCGCCACCAGACGAATATTTGAATATTGTCTACAACGCCGTGGATGTAGGCATCAACACAGCGAACGGAGAAGGCTGGGGATTGGTCCCCTTCGAGCACGCTTTATGTCGCAAACCTCAGGTCGTGCCTAACCACACGTCGTGCCAAGACATCTGGAAGAACAAAGGTCTGCTGATCAATATCGGCGCGTGGATTACCGACAAAGATCTCGGTGTCGAACGCGGAATTATCGACTACAAGCACGCCGCTGAGCTTCTCAACTCACTCTACGAAGACGAAGAGTACCGCAAGGAAATCGCCGATAAGTGCTTTGAAGTAACCCAAAACCCTTCCTACCGATGGGAAAAGGTTTCTGAAGGCTTCGCCAAAGCTATGGAGGTGCTTTCATGACAACGCAAAACGCACGCTACGCAGCAACACTTACTTATCTAGAGCATCCTCTCAAGATGCGTCCTAGCTCCGGCTACGGAACTGTTTATCAACAAGCAGAAGACTTAGGCGGAAAGTTCACACGAATCCGTTGGGGTTTACCTGATCAATCTGTAGCTAACTTCAGCCCCTGTCTGCTCAACGAGCACGGACATCGTTTGATTGCTTTCCGCAGTCAACCAGAGCCTTTTATCTTCCGGCACGATCAAAAGTATTTCTACTACAACAACACTCCCACAGAGGTGTATGTAGGTGAGCTGGTCAGAGAAGACACGATCTTAGGTGCCCGCAAAATTAGGACTGCTCCTCACAGACTGAGCTACGAAGACCCGCGCTTATTCAAAGCACCGGACGACGAGATTTACTGTCAGTTCATTACCAGTTCCTACGCAACTAAGTGGGACACGTCTAAGCACCTTTTGGTCAACCAACCAAAGGTCTGTGTGGGCAGATTGACTGAGCATGGTGAGGTGGTGGACACTGTTTTCCCACCTGCAGGAAACAATCTCGAACCTGGTAAACCTGAGAAGAACTGGTGCTTCTTTACAGATGGAGAAGAGCTAAAACTTCTTTATTCAACAGTTCCTCTAACGATCAAGACTCCTGGTAAACCCGATAGAACTATCGATTCCAGTTGTCTCAAAGAAGTCGTTGGAGACTACCCAACATTTAATTCGACTGCTCCGATCAAGATCGGGGACGAATGGTTGGTCTTCTTCCACTGGAAGTACATGGCTTTTGACGCTCAAAAGCAGATTAGTTATCTCCTCTACCATCTCGGGGCTTACACCCTTGACGAGAAAATGACGAAGATAACTCGTCGTTGCACTGAAGCTTTATTCAGCGGCTCAACTGAAGACAAGTTGATTTGGTGGACTGATGCCACAGGTGTACCTGTATCGAAACAACCCGCTTGTATTCTTCCTTTTGGAGGAGAATATGACGACGATACCGGTTACGTAGAGCTGCCTTTAGGAGTGAACGACTCCTTTATGGGTATCTTCCGTTGTCCTTTAACTAATATTCTTGGGGCTCTGGAAGAGGTTTAGGACTTCTCCTCTCGTTCCATCGTCGACCAGACCACCATCGATGCTTCCTCTAAGAGGTCAGCCATCGTTGGTGTGTCTTCGAACGTGTTCATGAGTTCACGTAAACAACGATCCGCACCAGCAAGTAGAAGCCCACGGCGATCAAGACCGTCAGTGAGTTGTCGGACCGCTTGGATGTGCGACCGTAGTTCTTTCTGGAGAACTGAGATTTTGGTTGCTGCTGTGGCATGATCGAGCATCCCGGTAAGGGTCATCTGCCGAACGTTGTGGATATCTTCTCTAATCGCGTCGATTTCGATCAGCAAAACTTTGCGTAAGTCTTGCTTAGGGTATTTCTCTTGAATGTAAGCAGTGATATCTGCAATAGATCCTTCGTACCCCGGACGCATAAAACGAGCGTACAGGTAAGACTCGATGTCACTGGTCGAGTTCTTTGCGTGATGCAAGAACGCGTCTTTCTGTGTTTTATCCAGTGATTGCAGCCAATCTGCAACAGTGTTCTGAGTCTCTGTCTCGATCATCCGAAGAAAGCCTGAGCATTCATTGCCCGACCTGCCGAACGATTACGTAAATCGTCGGTAGCCATGGCAGTTGCTCGGATCTTAGCAATGTCTCCTTTAACTTTTGCCTGGTTGAGAGTAAGACCACTCATCAGGCTCTGGTCACCCAAAGCCAAAGAACCAGCAATCCGCTGTTGACCAAGAGCTAAGTTGCCTTGAATGTTC